GGACCCTCCTGTTCCCCTGGTCCGAGGACGGCACCGCGGTCCTCTCCGCAACATCCTCGGTAGCCCCGACTGTTGTAGATAAGCGGGGACTGTGGGGCCGTATCACACTCGACGTGGATGGCGGCGCTGGCGGAGTGGGACGGGTCACCTTCTACACGGGGGGGAGTGCGGCAACCCCATCATGGTCAGCACTCGGTTCGACCACCGATGCCGGTTCCGCGCCAACTTCGATAAACGATAACACTTCGACACTAGAAATCGGGACCCATTCCGCGGGAGCTACCGCCCCGCTGAAAGGAAAGGTCTTCCGTGCCCAAGTCTGTAACGATCTCGTAGGCACCATCGTCGCCGACATGGACGCCTCCGCATGGACCCCAGGCTCTGCCACCGATGTCGATGCCTACTCGAATACTTGGACGATCTACAATTCGGGGACCGCGGAAGGCGCACGTCTCGTCTCCAAGCCACACCTATGGCTGGACACCGACGACTATCTGTATGCGCCAGACCACGCGGACCTGGACTTCGCGCTCGCGGACTCGTTCACCGTCGTCGTCGCCGCGATGGCACTCGACGCGACCCCCGCAGCGGATGGGGCGCTCGTCGCCAAGAAAGCGAATCTGACCACGGCAGCCGGATACGCGGTCTACCTCGATACGGGTGGCACCGCGAACGGGGTGGTTGGGGATGGCACCTTCGGCCCCGAAGACGCCTCCGCCGCGCTAACCGACCGGACCATCTTCGTCGCAGGGCTAGTCCGGGATGTCGCCGCCGACGACATCGAAGCCTTTAAGGACGGTGTTGGCTCTGGATCGCCGACTACGGATACGAATACTGCAACATCCGTAAACGCCCTGGCGCTGACCATTGGTGCGGTCAATGCGGGCGCATCCGGCTTCTTTGTCGGCGAGTTCTATTCGGCTGCCCTATTCCGTGAAGCCCTCACAGCCACAGAGATAGCGGCACTCCAATCCGAGATGCTGCCGGGTGGAGGTTCGATGATGCTGATGGGAATCGGATAATGTCGAAAGTCACCTGGGGTGACGAAAGTGAAGGTCCGCTGGTGAGCCATGTCAATTAGTAACGGCTACGGCAGCCTGGCGGAGATGCGGGTCCTCTTGGGCTCGGGTACCGCGACCACCCACGACGCCGATATCGAACGTGCCGTCGAAGCCGCCTCGCGCCGGATCGACGCATGGTGTGGCCGACGCTTCTACCAGGATGCCTCCACCTCCGCCCGTACGTACACGCCGGAACATCCACAGATCCTCATGGTCGACGACATCTCCACCCTCACCGGCCTCACTGTTGCTGAGGAGACAGTGTTCGGCACCTGGGGCCAAGCATGGACGAAGGATGATTGGACCGGTTCCTACGGGTTCAGGGTCGAACCGACCGACCTTCCCCACTGGAGGCTCGTCGCTTTGGCCGGCGAATGGCCCCAATCCCGCTTCTCCGTCCAAGTGACCGCGAAATGGGGATTCGCCACCGTACCAACCGACATCGAACAGGCCTGCTACCTCCTCGCCACACGGATCTACAAGCGGAAGGACACGCCGTTCGGCATCCTCGACAATCCGACCGCCGGCGGTATCCCCCTCCCCTCCGTTGACCCGGATGTGCGGAGCCTCCTCGCAGGGGGGGGGCGGATATGAGCATCAGCATGGGCCTCGAACTCGACAAGAGTGATATGGCCCGCCTGAGACGGAAACTGTCGGACCGGAGGACGAAGATCGGCCGTATCCTCGAACCCGCCGCCGACCCTCTCCTCAACTACTTCCAGACGGTCGGTAAGGCCATCGAACGGCGTGCCCGGCAGAACGCTGCCAAGAGTGAGGACACCGGGGAGTTGGGCCGGCGCATCACCTTCCGGTATGTGCCCCCGAACCTGGCGGAAGTCGTCTCCGAAGCGAAGCATTCCGTGTTCGTCCACGAGGGTACCCGGCCGCATTGGCCGCCACCCGGCGCCCTCGCAGGCTGGGCCCGCAGGCACGGTATCCCCGAATTCCTCGCCGCCCGCTCCGTCGCAGAGCATGGGACGAAGGCGAACCCGTTCCTCCGCGACGCTTACGAGGAGACAATGGCAAGAGACGTGGCCCCCGGCATTCAGGCTGTAGCGTCGGCGACTGAACGAAACTTCGGTGCGAGATGACTATGACGCAGATGAGAGTGGACCTAGCTGCGAGGGCCGCGGTGAACACGGCACTCAACTGCTATGGCAGCATCCCCGACCAGATCGAAACCCCTGCTTTCGTCGTCGGCCCCGTCGAAGACGTCGCCTACAACCACACGTTCAACACGTTCGGGAAGCGCACCGCGATCTACCGGTTCGCCTGCCGTGTCTACGTGGGACGGGTCGACATGGAAGACGGCATCAGCAACCTCGACCCGTACATCGACGCGGACGGTGCGACCTCAATCCACTACCTGTTGGACGACCAGCAGGGGGAGGCGGTGTCGAACACGTCGGGGTCGGAGTGGACGAATGTGCGGGAATGCCGTGAGGTCGGGGTCTATGATTTCGGCGGAGTCCAATACCTAGGAGCCGAGTTCCTCGTGGAGGTACTGCAATGAGAGTCAGGGCGGTTGTGAAGATCACGGAGGCTGATGGCACGGTCACCCTACCGGGCGGCACGTTGACTATCGGGCCGGAGGACTGTTGGCTGGTGGAGCAGGGCCTCGCCGTCGAGCTCCGCCCCGAACCGAAGCCCGTCGAAAACGCTGTGGAGGACGCTGTGGAGGAGGGGCCTGTGAAGCCTAAGAGACGGAGAACCGTGCCGGATGAGGGGGGTGAGGGCTGATGTCCACCAGTCACGGCAAGGACACGAGGCTGCTTCTCTCCACCGTCGACATCTCCCAGTTCTTCCACTCCGCCACCGCACCCGACTCGATTGCGATGGCGGATGTGACGACGTTCACGGCGGAGGACCATACGTTCCTACCCGGACAGAACTCCGGCTCAGTCCGCTTGGAAGGCAAGTTTGACACGACGAACACCGCGGCCCTTGATGCGCTGCGCAAGACGACTGGTGAGATATACGGCCAGTTCCCCGATGGGGACACTGTCGGGAATCGGGGCAAGTTCGGGCTGACGAAGCAGACGAATCTGCTCACCGCCCCACCCGTCGGCGATGTGGTCGCCGCCTCGTGGGAGGCGACGATGGACGGCGGATGGGACTCCGGCTTCTCCCTCCACTCGACCGCCGCCGCGGAGACTGCTGCTGGTTCCGCCGCGGGTGTCGGCCCGCTGCCCCTCTGGCTCGACCTGCCGGGAACGAACGGGTCGGCGGACTCGGATTACACGACCGCTATCACCGGGGAGATCACGTTGACCGGGCAGATCAACGCCGACGACGTGACCCCCGCCGCGGACTATGCGATCGGCGGCCAATACGGCGCCGCGGGGAACATCAACCATGCGTTCAAGGTCGACACGACTGGGGTGCTGCTGTTCTGCTACAGCATCCTGGGGACGATCGTCACCGAAATCGCGTCCACCGTGACCATCGGTTCGGTCGGCGCGGCAGCCGGCACCCCCATCTGGGTACGGGTCCACCACGACAACGACGACGGGGCGAATGCGGTCACCAAGTTCTACTACTCGATCGACCCGACCAACACTGAGAGCCTGGTCACCTGGACACAGTTGGGGGCCACTGTTAGCGGTGCGACACTCGCCGCCCGCTACGCATCGAACTACGCCCACAAGGTGGGGATCACCGCCACCGCCGACAACGATTTCGCTGGTGCGATCTACTCGTACTCGGCGAGAGCGGGCTCACCATCCGCAGCACTCGTCTACAACCCCCGCTTCTACTCCGGTGCCCAAGGCTGGGTAGCAGGTGATAATGCTGCGGATACGGGTGTCGATTCGCAGGGCAAGACGTGGACGTTGACCAACGACGCGACGATCACCGACGCCGGTGCCTCAACCGCTAATGGGGGCGCCGCCTACCTGTGGTGCACCGCCGAGGATCTAGTCGACATGACCGTCTCCGTCGACCATAGTGCGAACAATTCCACCTGGGCCGAACTCGCCGCATTCACCCAACTGACTAGCACAGGGTCGGAACGGGTGGTCGTGGCGGAGGGGACGACAGTGAACAGGTATCTGCGGGCTGCCTGGGTCACGACGGGTGGGATCACGTCCGCTACATTCGCAGTCGCATTCGGAAGACGATAAAGGAGCAACAGACATGGCACCCTCGCATGGCAAGGATTCGTATTTCTCACTCGACGACACGGCGGATTCGCCGACCGACGTGTCCGCCTACTTCGATTCGATCACCGGCCTCCCCGGTGGGATCGAAATGGCGGACGTGACCACCTTCACCGCCGAAGACCACTCGTTCATCGCCGGGTTGGATGCGGTGAAGACCATCAGCCTCTCAGGTCCGTACAACTCGACGTTCGATGGTCTGGTCGGCACGAGCACACAGCGGAAGGTCGCCCGTGATTTCATTTACGGGCCGGGTGGGAACGCTACCCCGAAGTGGGCCGGGTCGTGTTTCATCTCCGGCTACGAGACACCCGCCAGTACGACGGACGCGGTTCGTATGACCGTCACGTTGCAGGTGTCTGGCGCTGTCACCCGCTCATAAGCAAAGGAGTGATTCTGTATGGGGAAGGCGACTGCTGACAAGGCCCGTAAGGCCGCGCAGGTGGAATCTATGACGGTTGAGGTGCCGGAGTGGGGTGGGACGGTTACGGTTCGGCGTGCGATGCTCGCCGACTCCGCGTGGACCCGCGAGCAGATGGGACCGGTCGACGCTGAGCATGAGTTCGATTTCACCGAATACCAGTTGCATCTCCTCGCCCGGCTCATCGTCGAACCCGATCTCGGGTCGGAGGGGGCGGAGATCCTCCGCACCCAACCGCTCGGTGTGATGACGCTTCTTCTTGGGGCGATGAATGAGGTGTCGGGGGTCACCCAGGCGGATCAGTTTCGACCGGAGGATGATGCTGGATGACACCCTGCATTTGGAGCATGTCCTAGTCCGCGATTTGGGCGGCATGACTCTAACTGAGATGCGGGACCGGATGCCCCTCTCAGAGTTCTACGAACATTCCGCCTGGTATAAGCGGCAGGCGGCGGAGAGGAGTGTTCGCTGATGGCAGGCGTGGCCGATCTTCTCATCCGCATGGCGATGGATTCCCGTGGCGTGACCACGGGTGCGGATCAGGTCGACTCCAAGCTTAACAGTGTGGCGAAGAAGGGTCAGGCCGCGTTCCGGGCGCTCGCCGCTGGCGGGATCGCGATCGCCGCGAAGGAACTGTTCAACCTCGGTGTGGAAGCCGAATCGTGGCAACGCAAATTCGACACCGTGTTCGCCGAAGCCGGTGGGACGGTCGCCGCGTGGGCCGACGACTTCAACGAACGGTTCGGCCAGTCTGAGGAACGGCTCCGCGGTGTTGTCGCCGGGGTAGGTGACCTTCTCGTCCCGATGGGATTCACCCGCGACGTTGCCGCGGCGACCTCCACGAAGGTTCTGGAGCTTGCTGGTGCCCTGTCGGAATGGAAGGGCGGGGTGATCAGCGTTGAGGAATCGACGAACATACTCACTAAGGCAGTGTTGGGGGAACGTGACGCGCTGATCGGCCTGGGTGTGAAGATCAGCGAGGAAGAAGTCAAAGCCGCCTTGCTCGCCAAAGGCATGGATGGGTTGACCGGTTCGGCGTTGGCGCAGGCCAAGGCGCAGGTGACATTGGAGCTTGTTACCGCCAAGTCGACTGATGCGATCACCGCGTTCGAGTCGGGCGGCTCGGCTGCTCTGATCGCTCAGAACAACCTGAAAGCCGCGATGGACGATTTCCGGGTGACGTTGGGTGAGGCGATAGTGCAACTCGCGCCACTGGTCGGCGGGCTGGCCGGTCTGCTCAGCGTGCTAGGGGACATTGACGGGGTTCTACCTGCTGTGGCAACGGGTATCGCCGCCATCGCGTTGGGTGCCCCGCCACTGATCGCCGCAGTCGCAGCCGTCGCCGTCTTCGCGACAGCGATAGACCATCTCCCCGCCAAGCTCGACGCCCTCCATAAGGAGCTCGAGACCCAAGCGTTCTACTACTGGGAACAGCAGATCATCGGCGCCGGGTTCGAGGTGGATGAGTGGAAGGCGAAGATCGTAGCGGCCGGTGAGGCGTTCCTGGAACTGCCCGGCAGTGCCGCTACCGCGGGGCAGGGCATAGAGGATGGGCTCATCCCCGCGTTCACCCTCACGACTGCCGACGCGCAGAAATGGGCGCTGGCACTCGGCGACGCCTCCTCCTCCACGCTCGCCGTCGTGAGCGTCAACAATCCGAAGATCGTTGAGGAATACCGCAACATCCGCCGGGCACTCCAGGAGGCCCGTGACAAGTTCAAGACATCGTCGCAGGAGATCATCAACATCTGGCAGGGTGCCCCCGAAGCGATGTCCACTGTCGATATCCAGGCGGTGATCCAACGTGCCTTGGATACTCGGGCGGCGCAGGAACAGTTCCAACGGGACATGGAGACACTAGCCGGGGCAGGGTTCGGTACCCTCGTCGACTTCATCGCGGACAATCCGGATAAGGATGAGGCGGTCGCGTTGATGGGATTCTTCGCCGACGATATGGTCGCGGCAGCCGACTTCTCCGACGAGTTCGGCCTGGGCATTGACCGGACGTTCGCGAAGGCGGCGGATCAGGCTTCCGCGGACAGGTGGGCTGGACTGGGCCGGTCGATGGCCGCGGGCATCGTCTCCGGCGCCGGGGGTCTCTACGAGGCGCTTATCGCCAGTCTCAACGGTCAACTCGATGACACTCTTACTAGTGCCCGCGGTCTTATTGAGGCACAGTCGCCATCCATGTTGTGGCATCGTGAGGTAGGTGTGCCGATCGGTGAAGGAATAGCCGAAGGTATTCTCAGCACGTCCGACAAAGTGGTTGAAGCGGTCCTCAAGGTTGTCGGTGGGGCGATCGTCACCGGACAGGGGCTGGTCGGCCAGTTCGTCGCGTCGGTTATCGGGGCGCAGTCGCAGGGGTTAGCCGGGATGATCGGCGGCGATCTGACGGGCCAGAACATAGGCGACCTGTTCCAGGAGTTGCAAGGTTCCGGGGCCGCTACTCTCACACATCTGGC